TCTGATAAATAAATACTGTGGCTCTATGTATTTTATTTGTAGTAATCGAGTCGTAAATATCAATTACTGTTCTTTTGTTATAATAGTTATATTTATTCATAACACTGTTATAGTGTATAACATTGTTATATGTCAAATAATATTATAAAAAAAATGCATGTTCTATGTTTGTAGGGGTATGAAACCATGTATAACTAAGGTAAAAATCAAATAACACTAGAATTCCGTTAAAAATTAAGGATATTTATGACCCCAGAGATAAAACTTTGGCGGTCAGTGATAATTCAGACACTTTTAGATGCATTATCGCTATTTCCCGAACCAGCTTATTCAAACCGCAGGCACACACAAACAGCTAAAGAATGGCTAGTTGGCAACGACATAAATTTAGTCTGCGATTACGCTGATTTAACGCCAAACTACATAAGACACTTATACAAACAATTAAAACCGCAAAAACACTTAAAAATGCATGAAACAGAGGTATTATTAAAAAATGTTCTTATTCGACCCGACAAACCTACAGTTTACCATTGAGAGGACCAAAAAAGACGATCAACAGGTAGTAGTTATCCGTATTATTGGATTTAACGACAATATAGAAGCTGATACATTTGCTAATGAAATCCTTCAATTGCATGGGAATGAAGAAAGCCAAACACTACATTAAATTATGACAAAAACAGGACGACCAACAATCTACTCCGAGGAACTAATAAACAAGATATTAAACGATCTTGCCCATGGCGTAAGTATAAAGAAAGCACTATCAAAACATGGTGTATGGTGGGAGTCATTTAGACAGTGGCTTAATAATCCTGATTATCCTGATTTAAGAAGGAAATACACAGAAGCTAAAGCAGATGGCATTGAATGGATGATGGCGGAAACTACAGAATTATCTGAGAAAGCATTGGCCGAGTCAAAAGAAGAAAATAAAGCGGGCCGAACAAACAGAGATTATGTAAACATGATGCGTCATCACATAAACCTTCAAACCTTCAGAGCAGGAAAGCTAGCACCAAGAGTATATGGTAATAAAGATCAACTAGAGATAAGTGGTGTAGATGGTGGTGAGATTAAAGTCAGCTTCGAGAAATGATTGGTCTGGTTTACTTCAGATGCTTGGATATGCTAATAAGGTACAAAAGAGTAGAAAAAAAGAAATAAAAGTAATTAAAAAAGATAAAAAGAAACAAAATAAGGTGTAACGGTTAGTAACGGTTGACATGGTTATTTGTTGATATTGTTGGGTTAAATAGGGTGAGATAGGTATATCTATCCCAAATAGCACGCTTTTTAGTCTATAATCCTCATGAGAATTAATTTTTCTTAATAAATTAAACTAAATTGTTAAATAATTGTGTAATTTATTAATAAAGCTAAGTATTCTGCCAATATGATGGGATAAACTATCCTTATTTATAATTATTTGACTGTTTTCTGCCGTTTTTAGGGTGGCAACCCCAAACGGAAATTAAAAATAAAATTAGGGAACCCCTTTTAATACTTTCAAACCCCTATTCAAGGGTTCCAAAAATATATAGCACAATTTTACTAATGGAGTTTTATAAATGACCAAAACAATGAAGCATTATACAAAAGATGGTAAATTATTTAAAGGTAATTATCATAAAATGCCGAATGGAAAACTACATTCGGGCAAAACACATACAACTTCCAGTAAACCGTTATTTCATTTAAACGAATTACCAAAAAAAATTAAAAAATTAATATCATAAATATTTTCTTCCCAGAAAGTTATAATGCCAAGTTATATTATACCGTATAAGCCACGGAAACATCAGGCACAGTTACATAAGAAAGTTAAACGCTTTAATGTGTTGCCTTGTCATAGAAGATTTGGAAAAAGTTATTTTTCTTTAGCAGAAACATTAAAGAAGTGTTTTGAGTGTGAATTACCTAATCCTCGGTACTTTATTATATCGGCTACTTATTCGCAGGTGAAAAAGATACACTGGGATAATTTAAAATTTTTAACAAAAAATATTAAAGGCACACAGTACCATGAAACGGAACTTCGATGTGACATGGTGGGTGGTAGAAGAATACAGCTTTTAGGTGCTGACGGCTCTAGCGTTGACTCGCTTCGTGGAATTTACGCTGACGGAGTAATCCTCGATGAAACACAACTACTCCATAGGGACCTTTTAAATAAGGTCTTACGACCAGCCTTGGTAGATAGACACCAAATGGATAAAAAATCGGGATGGCTAATCTCCTTCGGGGCATAATTTTTTTTATGACCTTTATATGAATAATAAAGGCCATAAAGATTGGTTTGTTAAAAAGTTTACCGTGGAAGATACAAAGTTAATTCCAAAAGACGAATTAGAAAATTTGCGTGCTATGATGTCACCAGAGGAATACGCTACCGAGTTTATGGTAGATTTTGATGCTGGTGTAGTGGGTGGTATTTACACAAAATCAATGCAGGTGGTGGAAGATGAAAATAGAATTACTAATGTACCTCACATCCCTGAATTACCCGTTACCACATTTTCCGATATTGGATTTCGTGATGCTTTTAGCATTGTTTTTATTCAAAAGGTAGGTTCGGCAATTCATGTTATCGATCATTTAGAACATGCAGGTGAAAGTATAGAATATTACGCTAATAAATTAAAAGAATTACCTTATACTTATGACTCACATTTCGCTGGGCATGATATAGTGGTTACTGAGTTAGGGTCAGGAAAAAGCAGACAAGAAATAGCTTCCAATTTAGGATGGTATATACAACCAGTCCCTAAATTAAAAATAGAAGAAGGTATTAATGCTTTACGCCTAAGTTTAAAAAGAACATATTTTGATAAACAAAAATGTGATTATCTGATTAATTGTTTAAAACAATATAGATGGAAGAAAAATGCTTTAGGAGAGCAAACATCGACCCCACATCACGGACCTGAAAGTAATTCATGTGATGCTATGCGATATATGGCTACAGGATTAAATGAGTCGAGTGATTGGTCTAGTAAACTTAATTACGGGCCTTCTGGGATAGTTTAGCAACTTTTTTTTCTAAATAAGCAATACGTTTATCTTTTTCGACAATATTTTCTTTAAGACCAAGACCCCAAGACAATAGAGGATTGACGGGCCTTCGGCCATTATAATAATTACCAATGGCTGTCCTCGTAACCCCTGACTCCTTCGCCAGCTTCCCTTGGGATAAACCTAATAATTTAAGTAATCTTCGTAATTGATGTTTAGTCATATAACGCTGTTACACTATAACAATATAATAATCAATGAAATTAAATAAAAAAAAAGAACAAGAACTAAAGGCAACAATAACTAGCGAAACTACTGATGCTTTAGGGTATCAAAACGGTAAACTGGTCCAAGAACGAAGCCTAGCCTTAGATTATTATAATTCAGAGAAAATGGGCAACGAAGTCGAGGGACGAAGCCAAGTTATCTCTAGCGATGTCTTGGAAGCAGTCGAGTCAGTCCTTCCTAGCCTTTTAAGGATATTTACCGCAGGGGACGATATAGTTAAATTTGAACCTGTAGGTGAGGAAGATGAAAAAGCATCTCAACAAGCAACAGAATATATAAACCATATAATATTTAAAGATAATGACGGATGGAGAATATTTTACACTTGGTTCAAAGATGCATTAATTCAAAAAAATGGCTTTATAAAGCATTATTATAAATACGAGGACGAATACCTTAAAGAGTCGTATAAAGACCTCACAGAGATAGAATATCAGGCTTTATTAGTCGATGATGCTGTTGAGGTATTAAAAGTTGAAGAAAAAGCTAGTGAAACAATGGTTCAAACAGAACAAGGTGAAATGCCTGATGTTCAAACAACTTTTGATGTTGATATAAGAAGAAAATCATCTTCAGGAAAAATTTGTATAGAAAATATTCCACCTGAAGAAATGCTATTAAGCAAAAGAACAAAAACTTTGCAAGATGCACCTTTTATAGCACACCGAATTAAAAAAACGGTTTCTGATTTAATTGCAGAAGGTTACGATAGAAAAAAAATAGAAGATTTACCATCGTATGCTAATTCACGATGGAATGAAGAAAGTTTAAGTCGTAATCTTTTTGATGAAGAAACTTACATGGATGAAAATGCAGACCCATCTATGCGTGAGGTTCTTGTTCAAGAATGTTACATACGATCTGATATTGATAATGATGGTGTTGCAGAATTAATTAAAGTTATTTGTGTTGGTGATAGTAATGAAATTTTAGATGTAGAAGAAATAAGTTATATTCCTTTCTCTACTATTACACCGATTATTAATCCGCATCGTTTATTTGGAATGAGTGTTGCAGATTTAGTAATGGATATTCAACAAATAAAATCTGTATTACTTCGTCAATGTTTAGATAATGCTTTCTTAATGAATAACAGCAGAGTTTTAGCTGTAGAAAATCAAGTTAACTTAGATGATCTTTTATCTAGTAGAGCAGGAAATATTGTACGAGTAAAAACACCTAATGCCGTAGTACCAATGCAAGCACAAAACTTTATGCAAGAAGGTTTGGCCATGATGGAAAAAATTGACCAAATAAAAGAGTCAAGATCAGGTATTAGCAGGATGCAACAAGGCTTGGACCCTAACACAATTCAGAAGTCACATACTACGGCTACTGGTGTTAGAGAAGCCATGCAATCGGCTGGCCAAAGAATTGAAACGATTGCTAGAGTCTTTGCAGAAACAGGTATGAAAGATTTAATGAATTGTTTGTTAAAATTAACAACACAATATCAAGATCATAAAAGAATAATAAAAATTAGAAATGAATACGTTCCAATAGACCCAAGAGAGTGGAAAAATAAATTTAATTTATCAATAAATGTGGGATTAGGAACAGGAAGCCATGAGCAACGGCTTCAAATCTTAGGGCAAATATTAGGCATCCAAGAAAAAATATTGATGTCAGGTAGTAAATTAGCAAATGAACAAAATATCTATAATACGCTAGAACGTATGGTTCATAATGCTGGGTTCAAATCACCTCAGGAATTTTTTACAAATCCTGAAACACTTCCTCCCGAACCTCCTAAAGACCCTATGCAGGAAAATCCGTTGCTTATTGCTACACAACAACAAATACAAGCGGACAGAGAAAAGAACATTGCTGAATTGCAATTGAAAAAAGAAAAGATGGAAGCTGAACTTGATTTAAAACAAAAAGAACAAGTAGCTGAGTTAGAATTAAAAAAACAAGAAATGCTAGCAGAGTTACAAATGGAAAGAGAAAAGATGAATAGAAAAGCACAAATGGGAACTTTATAATGGTACAATTTACACCTTTTCAACAATCATCTTTATTTAATACAATTGCAGGAGGAGGAGGAGTACCATTAGGTGCGGTTCCTATGAATTTTGCAACAGCAACACCTTTTAAATGGAATACAGACCCAATAACTCCTGACCCAGAAACACCTGAGAATGATTTTGATATGGGAGTATTTTGTTCTGTACCATCAAATGCTAATCATCCTATGTGTTCTAATAGAGATAAAGGGTCCAACTCAGATAAAGCAAAAATTAAAATAGAAGGCACAGATAGATTTACAACGGATAATAATTTTATTCCTACCGATGAAGAAATTGCTAACATGACTAATGAAGAATATATTGCTAATCTTGCTCAACGAGGATGGATAAAAAATCATCCGCTTGGTTATTTGCCAAGTGCGGGGCCTATGTTAACATTAAAAAAAGGGTCAATTGCTAATCCATATTTTTCTTTAGCATTTGGTAATTTACAAGAAGCTAAACGTAAAAAAATAATTGAAGAATTAGTAAAACGTAAATACAATGTTAGAGGGACGGCTGATAATACTACATTTAACATAAAGCCAAATGCACAAGCTGGTAATTTGTGGGAAGGTAATCAAGCATTAGGAACAACAGCAGATCAAATAAATTATCAACAAGAACAATTAAGACAGAAAAATAAAGATAGAATATTAGGTGGTAATCCGCATGCTGATACTTACACTTATCAACAAATTAAAGATGATGCAACGCAATCAGGTGGTACAATTAATCCACATGAATTAAACTTTACCGCTAGTCCACAAAATTATACATCAGCACAAACACAAGCTGGGGCAGGTCTTTTAAATCAAGGCAATCCGCACATGATGTATAATAAAGAAAAGAAAAAATATGAAAAA